GCATCAAGAGCTGAAGTTGTAGCTCCAACTGATCCAGTAACCCAAGTTTTCATTTTTCTGTTGTCTGTTTGTGAAGCTCTGTATCTAACGTGTAAGAAAGGTCTTTTTAGATTCTTTCCTAACGATTGATCGTATACAGAAGATACACCAGCTGGGATAATAACTCCTCTAATTGCAGCAGATCCTGCAATACGGTTTATCTCACCTCTTGTAGCTTTGTCGTTTAAGTATCTCATGTCAGATTTGTAGAAGTCATAAGAACCTCTTCTGAAACCAGAAAAACCTAAGTTTAATGCCATATCTTCAGAATTGTTAAATACTCCGTAAGAAGTACCACCAGCTCCGTAAGAATTCATTGAAGCTAACATATCGTCCATTGCAAGAGACGTAGCTCTATTTACAAACATCATGTTTTCTTCAATAGCACCTTGCTTATCAAATTCTGCTAAAATAGCGTCAAATTCTGCTAAATCAGTTGTAGCATTAACACCAGTAACACCAGAAGTAACATTACCTCTAGACTCAATAGCAGCAAATAAACCTTCAGTTCCAGCTTGAACACCTGCATCAGCAGCGCCTCTAATTTGACCGTCATCACCAAAACCAATTGCAGATGTAAGTTCAGCTTTTTCAGCTTCTAACATTGTCATTTCTAGGTAGTCAGCAAAACGAGCTCTAGTATCACCAGAAGCTTTTAGGTACCATAAGTAACCATTTTGCCCATCTTCACCAGTAACTTCTACCCAACCAATTGAAGAAGCATCAGATCCAGAGATCTCATAGTAATCTTTCATGATTATAGGTTTGTTAGTAAATGATTTGAAAGTAGGCGTTAAAGCCGTTCTTTTATCAGATTTAAACGTACCAGTGTTATCCGTGTAAGCTTGTCCTTTACCGTACTCAGAACCTATAACTAATAAAGTTGCTGTACCAGCAGTTAAAGTTGACAAAGCAGCTGTAGCATAAGGCTCAACTGAAACAACAGCAGAGTTTGGAGTTTCAACAGCTAGTGCTTTAACCACAACGCCTGCTTGTGCTATTAATACTATGTCGTTAACTCTAATACCGTGAGTAGAAGTTAATACGTTACCATCAATGTCAGTTTCAACAGTAAACGTACCGTTAACATCTCCAGCAACAGCTACTTGCCCAACGTAAGATAAATGTAGTCTTGACTGCTCAGACCAAACTACTTGGTCAGCTGTCATAGCCTCTTCAGCTCCTACTTGTGAAAGAAATCCTGAGATTGTTCTGCTTCCAAAAATCTCTGCTTCTTTTTCCATAAGATCTGGTAAATATTGTTGTGCCCACCCTGCGGTGTCTTCACTTGTAAAATCGATATAATTTGAAGATAGCGTTTGTTGCTGTGAAGCCGCTACTTTGTTCAAATTACTTCCTCCTGTAATTGCCATAATTTTGTTTTTTTAAATTTATAATTTATTATTTGTTTTTAATTTTAAACTTAAAGTCATTAGAATTTTGACCCATTACTCTTACTTTTACACCACCAGCTTCAACAACTCCGTGTTGTTGCCTAGGGCTCATGTCTACGTTCTTAGCTTTAGCAACGCTTGTTTTTAAAGCATCTGCCTTACCTTGATTGTAAAAATGTTTTGCAATAGCATCAGGATTACTAGCGGTAAATAAAGATTTATGATAGTCTTTAGCATTTGACATTTCATTATTTTTGTTCAAAAACTTTTTGACAAAATTATTAATGTCGCTTTGATTTTCTTTTACTTTATTAGGGTCTTTAATGTTAAACCTGTAATTTTTTTCTCCAACATTGTAATCAAAGCCTTTAAAGTCTTTGTTAAATACATTGTTAGTTTTCATTTTAAAAGTACTTGTTTGTTTTTCAAGAACCGCTTCGTTTTCTTTTGACTCCTTGTTGTATCTATCAAAGAAATTTACAGCTTTTTGTTGTTCGTTGGTCAACTTTGACCCAGCTTTAATTTCTTCGTAGTATTTAGACTTTTGCCCGTCTAGATGGCTTTTAGCGTTGGCAACTTGCTCTTTTAACGCTATTTTTTTCTTTTTAACATCTCTTTCCTCATCAACATCTTCATCATAAGAAAATGAATCATCAATTAAAAAATCAATTTCATCTGTTGTTAGGTGAGATTTTGTTTTTTTGTAATACTCTTTAAGTATTGTCATATCATCAAAGCTAGAAAAATCTTGATTAAGATTAACGTAGTCTTCTAATGTACCACCAGTTTCATCCATGAAGTCTAAAACTTTTTTTAAATTTTCAGGTAAAGGCTTGCCGGCTTCTTGTTTTTCTATACTAGCATCAATAAGTTCTTCGGCTAATTCTTCAGCCTTGTCTTTAATTTCTTCATCAGTTACTTCTTCTAATACTGGTTCATCTTCTTGTGCTTCGGTTTTCTCTGGTACTTCTTTTTGTTCTTGTGTGGTGTTGGCATCTTCATCGACTCCAACCACTCCCTCGTTGTCAGGGTTATCTTTTTTAATTTCATCTTCTTGTTTTGGTTCAATTGGTTTGTTTAAATCTATTTTTGTGATATTATCTTTAGCTTCAGCTTTAGATACATCTACTTTTACAACCTCTTCGGTTACTTTTTCATTTTTTTCTTCCATAATATAATATAATAATAGTTAATAATTGTTAGCTAGGGTCAAATGCACCCAAATCAAATCCACCGCCTATACTATCATTACCTGCGGACTCAAAGTTTTTAGGTGGTTTTTGATTATTTCTTTGATCAATCATCTCACTTTGTTGAGTTGCTTGAATTTTTGTTCTTTCGTCTTTGCGATCTTCTTTTGTTTTTTCTTTGTTGTTAACAGTTTCGTTGTCTATTTTTCTAAGTTGCATATTGTAACTAAACTCTTGCTCCATCAACTCTTTTTTAAGAGCTCCCTCAGCTTGCATTTTAGCAAGATCTAATTGCATTTGCATTTGAGCTAAAGATGATTTTTGCTCTGTTATAGCCAAGTTTTTTTGCATTTCCATTTGAGCCGCTGCTTGTTGTCCCTGGGCATTTGCTTGCGCTTGAGCTTCAATGTTAGCTTGTTGTATCTCTTGGTCTCTTTCTTCTTTTTTATATCTTCTAAGTTTTAAAAGCTGATTTGCTAATTTTAAAGTTCTAATTTCTCTAATGTCAATAGCATCTTCAAGGTTTATGGTTTGTTGTGCTAAAGCGACTTGTATATTATTTTCTAATAAACTTTTTTCTTCTTCATCTGGCATTAACTCTATAAATACACCAAAATCATATAAGTGTAAATTTGACATCTCATCTAAAGTGGCAACGTTGTGAGCACCTATTTGTTGTATAAAAGCATCTCTTGTTGGTGAGTACTCAATAATGTCAGATATTCTAAGTGACAAACACTCTGCTACTTGTGATGTTAAAAACAAACCAGACTGTAATATGTGTCTTGTTGCAGTGTTAGAGTTAGCAGCGGCTAACTTTTGAACCCCAACTAAAGCGTTTTTGTCAGGCGTACTTCCATCTCTAGCCTCGTTAAGACCAGTTGCATCCCTAATCATTTGCATGTAGTAATTATAATTACCTATAAGAGTTTGGAGTTTTTGACCGCCAGATCCTGATTGTATTTCTTGAATAGGTATTTTTCCAGGGTTTTGTTCTCCTTCAGATGTAAAACTTCTTCCAATAACAGATCCTGTTTGAAAGAACATATTTAAAGCTTCTTGTGGGCTATAATTTGTACCATTACCTAAGTCTATTTCAGCTAAACCATCAGCGTCTAAATAAACACCGTCTGGTACCATTCTTGCTAAAACTTGTTGAATTTTTAAATGCGTAAGCTGTATCATGTCTGCAAAGCCAGTAACACGCCTAACTAAACTTTCTATTCTACCTTTATACATTCTTGGTGCTACAATAGAGTAGTTCATTTTAACTTTAGTAAAATCACTTTTAGGTCTCATCATGTTTTTAGACATTTCCCATTTAAGCAATTGACTAGTACCAAGTATTAAAGCTCCTTCGTATAAAGTTTCTATGCTTCTTTGTAGTCTAGAATAATCAGCAGCATCAGATGGTGGATCAAAATTATCATCTTTTTCTATTACTTTTTCAGCGCCAGTACCAGTTTCTTTTACTTTATAAACCTCGTTCATGTAGGTTTTGTAATTAAAATATAAAACTTGGACTTTATTATTATCTATTTCGTTATAGTTTGAGCTATTGTTTGTATTAGCTTGATGATAGTTTTTGTTTTTTATTATATCTTGTAAAGCGTCATGATCTAAATGTGGGAATTGTTTTGCTAGCTCATTAACTGGTATTGTTTTAACCTCCCCAACATAATATATGTCATCAAAATGAGGTGATTCAGTATAAGAATAAACTAAATCAGCTGGATCAACATAGCTTATTGTAACACCTTCAGAGGTATTAAAGTCTGTTTTTACAGCACCAATACCTAAAACAGTTAAATCATAATAAAATCTTTTCTTTATTAACTCGTAGTTATTACCAGTCATTAAAACACCTAAAGCTTGTTCTTCTGCTATTTCAACAGATTGTTTGTAAGTAAGCTGCATGTGCAGTGAAAGCTCCTCTTCATTAGCAGGTAAAGTGTCTTGATCTGAGTTTGAAACATCTAGACCAAAAGCACCTTCAACAAAATCATTATAAGTTTTCATTTGTATGTCTTCTAACAAAGCTTCCATATACTCAGTTCTTTGGTTTACACCGTAAGGGTCTTGTGAGTAAGCTTTTATGTCGTACATTCTTTCAGCAAGACCATTAACAACAATATCTACAAACTTAGGTATAATTGGAACTGGTGTCCAGTCTAAATTTAAATAGGACAAATCACCGTTTATAGATAACTCATCCTTGTATTTTTGTACAGATTGTTCTCCTCTAGCATAAAGTCTTAGTTCGTGGAAATTGTTTTGATTTGCGTCATATCTTGTTGAGCGATTGTCATTATTAAACCACTCTGTTTCTATTGCTTTAGCAACTTTTAAACCATAATCGTAGCTTAGCTTCTCAGCATCACTCACGACTTGACTTGGAAAATAACTTTTTATAACAGACTCTGCCATATTTATTTTTTGATTAATTTAGAAGTATTACCTTTGTTTGTGTATTTGGAAATACTTAAGTTTAGTTGAGGTTTTTGTATTGGGGCATTTGGTCTGTATAAATGTCTATTGTTAGCCATTATAGCTAATCCAGAACTAATAGAGGCATCGTGCTTTGTTCGTTTGTTTATGTCAAATTTAGCCCAGTCGTTTAGTAGCTCGTTAAAATAACAACTACCAATACTACCGTCTTGTTGTAAACCAACGCTTTCTTGTATGTACATTTCAATAGCTGCAGCGTGTGCTTGTTTTATATCTTCACTAGAGTTTGGCATACCACCTACTTCTTTTTCAGCAACAGATAACTTGTTCCATATTTTATCAGGTCTGTTCATACTAAAACCTCTGTAGCCACGTCTTCTTAAATAATACAATAGACGAGGTTTATTGTTCTCTGCTAATATAGGCATCCCGTAAAACACTAAAGCCATTAGAACATCTTCAAAGAATATCTCCGCTGTCTGTGGTCTTGCTAGGTACTCTAAAAAAAACTGACTAGCTGGAGCATCTTCCATTGAAAATCTAGTTAAACCATGAAGTGCTCCTTTAGAACCAATACCATCTACAGTTCCTGATATATCATAGCTATCACAACCAAAGGCTCCCATGTGTTCATTTCCTGGATGCTTAACGCCATTTTTTACTACAACTCTATTTTGCAGTGCTAGTGGCGGTGTCCAGCTTACTTTAAATCTACCCTTTGGATCTGGATAAAATATTACTTTAGAATCTTTAACACCATTAACCCATTGAAAATTACCTCTAGTTACTCCTAAGGTTCTAGTCATTTCTTCGTTATAATCTATTTGTTCGTATATTTTTACTAGGTTAAATATACTTCCAGCAGCCTCGTCTCTAAATGCGTGCTCCGTAGTTCTTGGAAACTGCCTGTAAAATTCGTTTAAAGCATCTTGATCTCCTTTTAAACCATCAGCTTCATTCTGCCAGTTTTCTACAACACCTATATCTATTAACTCCCCTTGTGGGTCGAAGACATCATGGTCTGGATTATCAAATACTGGAATTCCATGTTCGTCAATGAAGCCTTCATAATTCCACTCCATTGGAATAAAAAGAGAATATAAACCAGACGCTGTTTGTCCATTGCGGTTTCTTTTGGTAACATCTGAAGCATTGTATAGTTTTTTAAAGTTTTCACCTCCTTTGTCTAAAGCGTTTGATGTTGAACCCATCATACACTTACCTATAATTCTACTACCTAATCTAAGGCATGT